GCTAGTTCTAGCATACCTTCTGTCTTCATTGATGCTAGATCTTCCAAGTAACCTGTGACTTTGTCCATCATGTCCTTGGCCGCTAAAATTAATTCTGATTGTTCTTCTACGCCTTCTTTCGTAAGCATTTTGCTTACAACTTTCTTCTCGTCTTGAGATAAAGCCTGTCCCTTGTCTAGTTTGTCTTTGGCACTTATCGCAGTTGTACCTGCTTTGGCTTCTGGACTTCCCATACTGCCACCATACTCAGCAAGTTTCCTTTCTGAGATCGCTTGGTTTATGATGTCCAACATCATTTGATTCTTCTGATAGTTGTCGTCCTTCAGTTCTTGTCCGAAGTGTGTGTTTTGCGTGATCTCATGTATCTTTGTTCTCACGTGATTTGCATAATCCTGCAATTCAACTTCGTCCAACTGTGTGAGATCCATGGTCATGTTGAACCTAGATTCAAACTCTTTTAATAATGATTCTGTTGTTACTGGTTTTGTAAGGTCTAAACTCTTCATACTGTGTTTATTTATTATCTAGCCTCCGAACGTGTCATTAAAGATATGCTGTATTTTGCCCTTGCATTCGTCCGCTAGGCGGTTTGCGACATCCAATCGGTCCCAGTAAACGTCTTCCATTAGATCGTCTTTTGATTTCTGTGCTTCTCTTATCATACGTTTTGCACTCTGTATGTCAAACAGTTGTGATGCGTGTTTAGTATCTAGTTCTAAGATGTTATTGGGCACGTTCTTGCCGTCTGCCAGGTAGTGTGCCACAAGTATCGCGGTCTGTTTTAGATTGATGTTGTCATGTAACACAACGGCTTCCATCATGTCCGCTATGACGTAAACGTATCTCGTGCCTGTGTGTTTCTTGGGCACGATGGCTATGTTACCTATGAGGATGCCTTTACTGAATTGTTTGGGAAGATGCCTGAACGGTCTTTTGGCCTGTTCCTTGTGTGCCAGGTCCGCAAGTTTGCTCTTGAGTCCATAGGCCTCAATCTGTTTTACCAGTTCTGATTTATTTTTTCCCGTCATTAGCAACAAACCTTATCTTCCTATTTAAAGCATATTGCATGTCGTTGTCAAGTTTCTTCCTGACGAACACGGCCTTGTCCGCCAATCGCTTGGCCCTGTCCGCATCCTCCGGCGACAGTTGATTGCTTCTGAAAGAATCTTGTGAATGTTCCCGAATGAACTCTACGTCTTCGTCAGTGACGTACACTCGAGCCTTTGGTGCTATCTGTATGAACATGTATTGGTAATTTTAACTCGGCATCTTCATCAGGATCACCACCACGGTTGATAGTAATCCTGCAACAACTGTGCCTGCTGTCGCGATAATTGTTTTGGTCTGTGACTTGTGACCTTGTGTCATTTCTTCGTTCATTTTGCCTAGACGGACTTCTATGGCACTCAGTCTATCGTGCAGTCCTTTGTATCTCTCACTGCACAGATCAACGTGTGCTTCTAGGTTCTGTTTTTCTAATTCTGTTGTACTCATTAATATAATAATTTCTCTCAATTCCTGTTTGATCTCTCTGATCATTTCTCCTATAGCCTGGAATTGTGCCTGTTGCATTGCCTGAAATGAGCCTTTGTCAGTTGTTAATTTGTGCCTAAAATGTACTGTTATTTATCCACTGGTCCAGCGTATGAAAAGTACGTGTTTATGATACTGCCTGAAAGTGCGTTAACCACTTTTTGTTCATCGGTGCCTTGGAGATTTTCTGTGATGAAAGTGCTGATCGGCAGATGGGCAGTGTTGCTACAGTCTGGATTTACTGGTACAAGATTGAAGTCCTGTGTGAGATTGGCAGTTGGGTCATAGATATCACCGTAGACGTCATTTTGTTCTGTAAAAAATTGAAAGTGCCATGTGTTTTGTTTGCCCTCGTAATAAGACCCAAACCCATAGTTTCCTAGATTGTCCACTTCAATTTTTTGTGGAGATTGCTCCCAAACGATGTTACCCCTCAACTGCAAGAGTTGTATTAATGTATTGAAATTAGCATTTTGGTCACGTGCAATTGCCAGTGACTGTTTGTCTTTGACAATGACGCCGTGCTTGGTCTTGAACGGAAACTGCTGTTTCAAATTTCCATTTTCCGTGATGTCTACAAGGGTGTGTATCCTGTATTCGTGCATTGAACTTGAGGCAAATTACTTTGCCTTTGATTCCGCAATTTTTCTTTCGGCCTCTGCCCACTGCTCCTTGGTCATCATGATGTCCGCAGGCTCTTGCTTTCGTTCAACGTCAGCAGGAATCAATTTCTTTAGGCGCATGTTGAATAGTCCTCTTTTCCTGCCACTTTCAAGCACTAGAACTGGGTGTCCCCACTTGTCGATTTCTATGTTCTTGACTTCTTGGTTGGCCAAATGGAACCGGCCTATCTCTACAACGTCTCCGACGTTTATCTCAACTGTGAATTTATCCATTATCAAATTCTCCTTTTGGATATTTAAGCCACAAAAAAAGGGCGGACCTAATTAAAGAATCCGCCCTTTGGTAAATTAAGAAATATTAAGCGTTAACTCTTGCTGAGTTCACACCGTATACTTCGTCAACACCTGTAGATACAACACCGTCTGCTGGTAAGAATCTCACGTCTACGTGAACTCCACCTGCTGAGTCAGAAGATCCTGAGATTCTGTCTAGGATTTCTGCTTCGATGTCTGTTTCTGCGTCTGCGATGACTCCTGGGTCAGAAGTTTCATTTTGACCTGGATCCATGTTAATGTCTCCTGTTGAGTCTGCCTTGTTGAACTGACCTGGTGTGCCTTCTACTATGAAAGTGTAGTAGTCACAAAGTTCATCTTCAACGATAGACGCCGCCGCGGCCGCATCTTTTTCAGTTGCTTTCGCCGCCAGTGTGTAAGACTGTGCTAAGATAGTACCGAAAGTACCTACTAACACGCTCATGTCTTGGAACACTGATCCTTTAGTGTCAGGAGTAGTTGCAGTAGTTGTTACTTCGTCGTCGAACATCATTTCAATGAAAGTTAAACCTTTTCCATTGAAAGACTGCCTTCTACTCATGTTTGCTGTTGCGTTACTTGTTATTGGCATTTATATTCCTCCTCTAACTATTAACTAACAGCCGCCGCAGTCAAGATACCTAATTTAGTTTCTGTAACTGTTGCACCCGTTAAGTCAGCCGTTACTCCAGGGAAAGAAGAACTTGCTTGGTCTAGTGTTCTAATGTATGCCTGTAAAGCCGCTTTTGTTGTAGTACCTGAAAGAGTGTCCAATTGGTCAGTTCTCACCAAGTACGATTTTTGTGTGTCTGAGTCAACCAACGGACCTTCTGCTAATATTCTTAGTCCGTGATGTTCAAACGCATGTCTAACCATTTGTAGACCTGCTGTTGTTGAGCCTGTAGTTAAGTCTCCTGTCTCTGCTGAAACGTCAACGATGAAGTCAACTGTTAAGATTGTTGTATCAACACCTTCAACTTCAAAGTTTTGGTTTAGAGAAAAGTTACCTTTACCACCTGCTACTTTACTTGTGTCATAAGCCATTTTATTTTCCTCCTAAAATGTTATTATGCTACCTGCGTATCAGACATATCTCTGTCAGCCGCTGTTGCTGAAGAAATTGTTGCTGTTACTTTGTCAGGTGTTAATGCGTTTAATCCTCTGATCGCCGCTTGGATTGCCGCAACTGTTGTTGTTCCACTGATCGTGTCTAAAGCGTCTGCTCTTACCATGTAAGTTTGCTCTGTGTTTGAGTTACCTAGAGCACCGTGACCTAAGATGTTAACACCTTGGTTCTGGATTGCTTCCATAGATAATTTAAGACCAGCCGTGTTTGCTGATGCTGTTGAATGCGTCACCTCGGCATTCATTGCATTGATGTAATCAACTGTGATGAAGTCAACTCTAACACCCTCGCCCTCGTGAGCAAGATTTGGTGTTTGGAAGTTTCCTGGTCCACCCGCTGATATTGTTCCGTCGTATGCCATTTTTAATCCTCCTTTTTATCTGATTTAAATGACTATGATTCCGCTCAGGAATCAAGTTGCAAGTATTTATGGTAATAATTGGTAAATTATGCGGTATTATTACGATTTGATCCAGATCTCATCGCTTTTAGTCCTCATTTTGAACTTGTATCCGTTTTGCTTCAGTATCGACACACATTCCAACGCTATGTTCTTTCGCTTGTCATATTTCAACTCTATGTTGATCACCGCGTCATTGTTTGCAAGTGTCTCTGTGGCTCCTTTCAGTAGAGGGATCTCGAAACCATCAACATCTATCTTTATGAAGTCCACGTTTCGAAGTTGGAAACTGTCTAGTGTCTTGCACTCTATAGGTCCATCTCCCTCCCGTAGCATTGTGGAGTTGAAGTCCTGTTTGGCATTATGAGATCTATCTGAAAGTCCATAGGGCCAAAGTATCACATTGTCCTCCCTGATGTTCATGACAAAGCACTCTCTGAAGTTTGGATTAGGTTCGAAGCAGATTACACTTCTGAATTTCTGTGCCAAAGGCCTTGTCCACTGACCTATGTTGCTTCCTATGTCTAGACAGACTCGCCAATTTTTCACATGTTCTAGTGCGGCATCTCGTTGCAGTTTCTGTCCGTTGCCGGCATCTTCTAGGAAGGTTGGCTTGTCGTGCTGTCCATACAGCACCCAGAAACTATTGTCTTTGGGCACTACATTCCTTGCAGTCACAGTCTGGACAGTCTCGGCACTCTGTGCATGATCTCTTGCAGTGCTGTTCACAGCCACATTTCTCACAAATATATTTGATCATCATAACTCCTTAAATTTCCTAAGAATATCTGTGTTGGGTAGTTTTGATTGCAGTTGTTGTTTTAGTCTATTCAATGTCTGTAGTTTTGATCTCGAATCTAATCTATTGTAATTGGCTACTGCTCGCCTTATGTTTTTTAAATTGCTGTCGTTTATGTTCAAGGCCCTTTCTAGTTGAGTAAGATACTTGTAGTGTTCTTCCCAAGTTCGCATGTATCTTCTCAATGCCATGACTGGCACAGGTTGTCGCTGTCTCATCGCCTGTGCTTGATTCTTGTTCTTTAGTTTTTTGGTAATTTCAGGATCACCTGACACGATTGCCAACATGTTGGCCAGGTCATTGTTGATTATACGCACCTGATCGAAAGTGCCCTTGGCCATTGTTTGGTCCGCATAGTCGCTGACAAACTTCTGCGTGTCCTTGTTCTGACTCATCAATGCCAGTGCCAAAAAACTGACGTAGATCCTCTCCGTGACTTCTGGAAAGGTATACCTCTGCAAGTCACTATGGCGTCTTATTACCTTGCCCTCTGATACATACTTTAAAAATGGTGTAAGCATAACCATATTTATAGACTCTATGCAACGTAATTTTATATTAACAGACGTGATGAAGACAGGACTGCACACAGAAATCGAGCATTTCATCTCAATGCACAGTTTTACAGATCAACAGTTTGACATCACAGGTGAATACTACACACTGCACAACTATGATCTTGATTCTTATCATAGGAAATTTGCCGTGATTGATGTAAGGCATCACAACGATAGGATCAAGGACAATAAAGATTTCCATGCTGATCTAAAACGTAGATGTGATCTACTGCACAGTCAAGGTTTTGTCTTCATAAAGGCCACACCATGGGAAAGTGTAGAGTACGTGAACTATCCATGGCCCAGTGATTATGCTCTCCATCCTCAAATAGATATACCACATATAAAATGGACGGGAGATGTAAGTTGGTTTTGGTTTCTGATGTTTACCAAACACAAAGCAAACCAATTCAACCTCAAACATGATCACACCAGCAAATGGCAAAAGCCATATGATTTTCTTTTTCTAAACAAGACACCCAGGGTACATAGGACAACGTTATATGAGGAACTGTTTAAGAAACACATTTTAGACAACAGCATCCATACTTTCGTAGGAATGGATCCACCGCGGAGGTTGGATAAAAAGTATGAACTACCAGGAATAGATCCAGAGGATTATCCACCTATGGGAAAAGATCAGGACTTGTATGAATTACCATACTTAGACACAGTTTGTTCTTTGGTTTCAGAGACCAATGCAAACAACTACGATGTCTTTATGACAGAAAAGATATGGAAGGCTGTTCTCACACAGCACGTCTTCGTAGTGCATGGCAATTATCTATACCTACAAAAATTACGTGAAATGGGATTCAAAACTTTTGGTGGATACTTTGATGAGAGTTATGATCTCGAGAAAGATTCCAACACTCGAATAAACAAAATAGTTGAACTTTGCTCACAGTTGAAGGAATGGTGCGATGGATCAAAACAAAAATGGCAAGACCTTTACTTGCAGACCCAGTCAATAAGACAGCATAACTATGACACTTTTTTTGATCAGCAGAAATTAAGTTTGCAGATCAATAAAACTTTAGAACTATTTCTTGAATTTGCTGACAGCAGTCAAGTTTCTTCTTGAGAAGCCTAGCCTATCGACCAACTTGACAGCGTTGCCCGACTTGTCAACAGCAACGAAACCTTCGGGTTCGGTAACCTCCAACCCATTGTCTGTCTGTGAAAACGAACCTATGGACATGGCCTGGTTCATTTTTCTCAAAACAAATGCTTTCATGGTTTGCACTGCCCTATAGAATGTAAGCATTGCCTGTAATGGCTTCTTGGCCCTGTTAAGGAACACAGGCATCTGTTTCATCTTGTCCTGTCTGAGTTGTAACGCCTTCTGTGCCTTTAGACCTGCCATCTGTTGTTGCATCCTGTCTGCATAGAACTTTCGGAACCCCTGCAGGAATTTATTTGCGTCGTTAGGCAGTTTACCTTCTCGCACCATTGCGTTGATGTAAATCTGGAACATTGGGATAAAGTCTTGATTCTGTCCAAGCACACTAGAAAGATTCCTAGGCACTGCGTTCAATAGTCCTTCTAGTTTTTCTATACCATTGAAGAATTGTCTAGTCTCGGCATCAGTAAACTTGGCACTGCCCGACACATCTTTGTAGGTCGCATTGTCAAAGAACACGTCTGGACTCTGTGCGAAGTCACTCACATCGGCACCTCCCTGGGCGTTCATCTCTGACAGACTATCTCCCACGTAGGTGGTATGGAATATGATGCCAACTTTGGCTCTGTCTATCTGTGTTCCCAGATCGCCTGCTTCAGGAACTGCATATGTGATAGTGTTGGGAGTGAACGTGATGTGAGGTTTGCCATCGATGTTCTTTCTCGTGATGTCTTCGTCTGTGAACAAAAGATCACCCTGCACCACGCCTTGGATGTTGAGTTTCTTTAGGTGCACCAGACACTTCAACAACTTCTGTCCCAGTTCGTCCGTGCCGTGATTGTTGGCTATGTCTTTTTTAGTGTAGTTTATCTTTGCGTTCTTGGCAAACACTGACTTGGTGCCCACGAAGAACTTGCCGTTGTCAGGGTTGGTTCCACACACCACAGCAGGTGCACCATCCCACTTAACAGATACACTCATAGATTCTGAACTAGAGCCTTTCAGCGTGAGTAATAGTCCTCTGAAATATTCAACGACTGCCTTGCCGCCCTCGTATCCATCAGTGATCACGATGTCCTCGATGTGTTCTAAATGCGTCCTTTTAAACTCTGTAAGGACATCTTCTATCAACATGATTAGTCCTCTTTGTATTCGCCGTCTTTGATTTTTAGTACGTTTTCTTTAACGTCTCGATTCTCTTTGATACGGGCGACACCTTTGCTGAACTTGGATGCGTCCATGTTCTTCAGTGCTGAATTGAATTTCTTCTCTAGTTTGAATGCTGTGTCTTGATCAAAGTTCTCCCTGATGTAAGTCATCAGTCTGATAGCACTCTCGAGTATGTGAGATGCTCTGCTTTCCACCACCTCTTCCTTGTCTCTCTTGAGAGGCATTGAGCTCAATTCTTCTAATAAACTTCTAGTGTGTTTTTGCATTGTAGGTATTTACTCAATATTATAACACAATTAAAGCAAAAGTCTATGTGGATCTTATTTTTTATACACGAAATACTTACGTTGATTGGTATCGTCACGTATATCTAGTATTTTGAGGTTGTAAATCTGTGAAAGTTCTATGATAAATGGCACATTCCAGGAGAAAAACTCAATCCAGTCTGCTTCTGGCTTGTCATGTTTCAGGCCAGGATTCACACGGAAAAACATTGTGCCGCCATCTGCGAGTAAGTTCACACACCTTCCCACCTCTGCCGTGATCTTATCTTTAGTACCAAAGTTCACAGAACCGAGACACAATATTACATCAAATTTCTGATCAGTTTTGTAATCAAGTGTGCTGACCATTAAGTCTGCTTTATCATTATATGGATCAATGCCTATCAGATTATCTATGCTTCCTTTGAACTCATTGTAACCACAACCCACATCTAGCACAGCACGTGGTTTTAGACTGTTGACCTCGTCTATCAATGCAAGGCCTGAATACTTCCATTTCTTCATGTCGTTCTGCCAATACTTTGAGAAGTATTTGTGTAGGCAGGCGTCGTCAATGGCATCTGAATACTTTTCTAAGGTCTCACACCTGTTGACCTCAACACCAAATGTTTCTTTTATGTAGGGTTGAGTTATCTTTGTAAGATCGTTTTGGCTATAGGCAAGTAATTTTGCAAATATTTTTTTGTTCATTTGTACACGTATACTTTAGTATCTCTGTCCGCGTAATTATGTATGACATCTCTACGTGGCGGTTTTTTAATTCTAAGTATACTGCAAAGATCAAAATTGTCAACAGGGCAACTTATCCTTTTAAGATTATCTAGAATAAATCTGTTTATGTCTCTGTTTTGATTCAATATGTGTGTTTTCATTTTATCTAGGTTTTCGTAGTAGGCGTAATTAGGATAGGTAATATCAAACCCGCCGGCCTGCACCCACCAATCATAACACTCAAGGTGGCTACGATATACCATCACAATAGGATATGAAAGACTTTTGAGTTCATCCAGTTTGTGTGCAAAT